GGGCGGTCCTTACCGCGTCTGGCTCGACAAGACGACGCCGGTGGAGGACAACGACGAATTGCTGGGCGACCTCGGCTACTGGGGCCACCGGCTCGAACCGATGATCGCGGAACGCTACGCGGAGTCATCCAGCGATGACGGTGTGCACGTGGGCCGCTTTGCTGATGACTACGTGACGCCGTGGCCTGCGTGGGGGTTCGATCATTGCGCCGCCACCCCGGATTACTACATCCACTCCAATCAGTCGGTGGACAAGCGTCACCCCTCGGAATACGCGTTGCTCGAATGCAAGAACGTCAGCGCGTGGGCGACCGGCTGGGGGCCGTCGGGGTCGCCTGCCGATGGGAATGTCCCGGCGCATTACGTGGCGCAGGTGCGCTGGCAACTCGGGTGCGTGGATGCACGCGGCGGGTCGCTGCATACCGGGATGCCCGCCGTGATTGCGGCGCTGATCGGCGGGAACGATTGGCGGTGGTACACCGTCGAGCCGGATGAGGATTGGTTTCTGGAATCCGCTGAGCTAGCGGATCGGTGGTACGCGGACCACGTAGAGGCCGACAACCCGCCACCGCCGGACCAGCGGAGCGACATCGTTGTGGGTGCGCCGTGCCGAGGTGGGTTGATCCTGACCGCCGATGACGAGCTTGAGTCCGTACTCGATGCACGTGCCGCGTCCAAGAATCTGCTGAAGGTCGAACTGAAGCATGTGCGGCGATTGGACACGGTCCTCATCGACGCGATGGGCGCTGATTTCGACCAGATCAACCGGCGGGACGGAACGGTGGCTGTCACATACCGGGCCGGGAAGGACGGCACTCGACGATTGGTCGCAAAGGTATAATCAGGGTATATATCGGAAAAGGAGTAGAGCGATGGGTACGGCTACGAATTTGGCTGAGCGGGTCGATGACCTGCAGGCGTGGTTCCACCAGCGTGAGGGGCGACTGTCGCGGATCGCGCAGGATTCGCTGGCACCAGAACGAGCGGTGCAATTACTGATTGAGGCGGGGGCCACGAATCCTCGCGTGTTGCAGTGCCGCCGTCTGACCCTCTGGCGCTGCGTGCAGGTCAGCCTCGAACTTGGCCTGCCGATTGGCGCAGCCGGTCAGCTATGGGTTCTCCCATTCAAGAACGGCAAAATGAGTTCCCAATCTGGGAGCGAGGTCATAGATGCCGTTCCGGTTATCGGCTACAAGGGGTGGGTAACTCTCCTCGGGCGCAGCGGGCTGACGATCAAGACGAGGCTCCATTATGAGGGCGAGTCGTGGCGCTGGGTCGAGGGCAGTGAGCAGACGCTCCACCATCAGCCGGACGACTCAATCCGGCTCGCGGTGATCGAGCAGCTAGGTGATAAGGCAACGCCCGCTTTCATCGAGCAGGCGATGAACGAGTTGGTTCGTCACGTCTACAGCATCGCCACCACGCCGACCGGCCTGACCACGTTCGAGGTGCTGAGCCGGGGCGAAATCGAGACGGCGCAGGCGATGTCACCCGGTAAGAATGCCGCTGACAGCCCGTGGCGCGATCCGCTCTCGTGGCCCCGTATGGTCCGCAAGACCGTTCTGAGCCGACACGCGAAGGAATTACCCATCGGCGGAAACGTGCAGGCCGAGCGGGCGGTGGTTATTGACGACCATCTGAGCGCAGGCGGAACCATCAACGATCTGCCGGGGTTCGATGATCCCGAAGGCGAAGGAGCAAACGGTGCCGAATAGCACGTGGAAGGCGTTCGAACGCAGGCTGGCTCGCAGTTATGGAACCGAGAGGACGCGAGGAATGCACGGTCCTGATTTCACCCTGACCCTGACGGACGGCACACCGCTGCGGGCGGAGGTCAAGAAGCGGGCCTCTACTGCCGGGTTCGCAACGATCACCAAGTGGATGCTGGGCCGGGATGTCCTATTCATCGGCCTAACGAACCAGTCGGACGATGACGCGCTGGTCGTCCTGCGGAAGGGGACGTTCGACCGTCTCGTCGGTGTAGCCGAGGATGGGCTTGCAGAGGTCGAGGCGTGGTGACCGGCGATATCCCCATATTCGAGGACTCAAAAGGCTCTGCCGCGCCCGCGTCGGCTCCCTCAACACGACGCCCTCAGTACGAGACGGGCACCGATCTGGAGCGCGAGCAATTCGTCGCTGACCGCTTGATGGAGCAGGCGGGAATTACGCTGGAGAAGTTACCGGCATCCTACGGCCCGGATTATTTCCATCCCTCACGGATCGTAGAGATCAAGTGCCGGAAGCACGCTCACGACACGTTCTCGACACTGATCCTCGCCCTGCGGAAGTGGCAGGACGGGGTATATCTAAGCCACTTGATGCGGCACGCCATCTTCCAGATCGCCGTAGGGTTTACCGATGGCATCTGGACGCTGGAGGTCACGCACCATACGCTGCCCGATTACGAAATCAGGTGGGGCGGTCGGACAAACCAGCCACGGGACAGCGCGGACGTGGAGCCGGTGGTGCATATCCCCATTGTGGATATGACCCGGATCAGCCAAGCTTCGCCGTGGGATCACGTGCGGCCTTAGGCCGCTAAAGGTAAGGAGAGAGCCTTGACGTGGATACGGGTAGACATCACGCTAATGCGTCATCCGAAGGTCGCGCGGGTCGCGAAGGCGATGGGGGTGAGCCGCCACGAAGCCGTGGGAATCCTGATCGACCTATGGACATGGTGTGTGGATTACACAGAGGGCGGCGATCTCAGTCGCATCTCAAGTGACGACCTCATGGCGGCGCTTGGCGTGGCCCAAGATACCGCGTTGATCCAAGTTGACTTGATCGAATCGCTGGTCACGGCAGGGTTTATTGACCGTGAGGGCGAGCGAATCGTCCTGCATGACTGGGATATACATCAGGGCCAGCTACTCGCCCAGCGGGACGCCAATCGAGAGCGGCAGCGCCGACACCGTCGGAAGCGGGGTAGTAACGGTGACGTAACGGTTTCCGCCCCGTTACCTAACGCGCCGTCACGCGACGGTAACGCCGCTACGAAACGATACGTAACGAAACGAAACGTAACGAAACGAAGGGAGTCGGCCAGTAGGCTGGCCTTCGACGATCTGCTACCTGTCACCTCCGTTCACGTGGATCGCTGGCGACCCCTGTTCCCGAATCTCGACATTGCGGTAGAGCTTGAGGCCATGCACGCCTATCTGGTCGCCGCACCAGCGAACCGACGACCCAAGCGAAGTCTGGCGAAGTTCGCGATCAACTGGCTGAAGCGATCAGCGAAGGAGGGCAAATCGTCCGAGGTAGGCGATCAGCGAGAGGCCAGCAATCTGGCGTCCCAGATCAAACAGAACGAGGCTGCCCAGCAGAAGGTGGCCGCAACGAAGCCCGTATCGAAGCAGTCAATGGATCAGGCCAAGGACCGACTAGCCAACCTGTTCGGGCCTTCCAGCAGGGAGTAGCTTATCCCTCGGGAAACAGCGCAACCGCGCAACCGCACGCGGGTCCGACTCGTCGCCGCAGCCATATGTGCGAGCGTGCTGCTGGTGCAGCACTCCAGCGTTGCTGTCTCGGCGGCTGAGCCGTGGATGTGGTGGTCGCATGCCAGCGCCTACGGGCGCGAGTCGATCTATGACGGCGGCTACTGGTCATCAGATCAGCACCGATGGGCCGGATATATGACCCGTCGAACGAGCTGGGGCTGGAACTGTGCGCTGCCCGAGCATCTGGACCCGCAGTCGCCATATCACTCATGGGCGTTCCTCACCGACGAGAGCTACGGCGTCGCGTCGCGGGACCGGCGTCTGCTGGGTACGTTGATCGAGATGCGGATACGGCTGCCCGATGGAACGCTCGGCCCGCGTCAGATACTCCCGGTCACAGACGGGGGTCCATACGGCGTGTGGTGGGATTGGGATATACAGGAGCCGGTGCTGCTGCGGCTCGGCTGGGGCGGCGTTGGACCGTCGCGCTATGACGCTAGAGACGGGCCGTATTATGGGCGTCGGGATGTCCTCGTGAGATACAGGACCGACCTGCCTCGGTACTGTCCGCGCTGGGGCTACGGGACCGGAACGCCGTCAGGCTGATGCCAACGCCGACCATCGACCACGAGCCGCCGATATATGCGCCGCGCGTCAACCGAGATTATGACCCCGTCCACCGGCGCTGGGACCACCGACCGCCTGCGTGGATTTGGGGCTTCATCGAAGACCCTCGGCGTAAGACCGCGCGACGACTCGACTTCGTCGCCGGGTGCATCGGCGCGTGCCTTGTCGGCGCGTTGCTGATAACGCTCTTCTGGCTCCCGTGGATATGAGAAAAAGCCGCAACCGTCGCCGGAACCTAGAGGGGCCGATCATCGGGCATGTAATGGAGATCGTGCGAGATGACCCCGCCGATGCGGAAACGCTCGCAGCCGAGGTACGCGAGCGAATCGTGGCTGAGGGTCCGTACTGGGCCAGAGGAGTGCAGGCGCGGGACATCCGGGCGGCGATGAAGTCGCCCAAGGCTCTAGCCACGTTCCGCCGCCTTGTGTCACCCGTCGGTCGGATCGAATGGTCCCTGCGTGACGACCCGCACGATTTCGGATGGCACGCACCGAGCAACTGACAAGCTCTATCAGTCCGCTCGGGACGCTGTGCGGCCCATAGGGGCGCTTTGAGCAGCGAGGCCAAGGGATACGCCAAGGCTGTAGAATCGGCGCGTAGGGGGACAGAAGCCGACAGCTAAAAAGGGCGCTCGATGGATGTGCGTGATCGTGTCAAGGAGATGCGGCTCGTCCCGGCGGATCAACTTACCTCCAACCCGAAGAACTGGCGTCGGCATCCGCAAGCTCAGCAGCGGGCGCTGTCAGCCGTACTGGACGAGGTTGGATTCGCCGGGGCGGTGATCGCCCGCGAGGATGACGACGGGCATCTCATCATCATCGACGGCCACGCCCGAGCCGAGATGGTGGGTAAAGCCACGGTGCCGGTGCTGGTCACCGACCTGACCGAAGCCGAGGCCGACTTGGTGCTGGCAACCTACGATCCTATCGGCGCGATGGCGGTGCGCGATGATGAGGCGCTGCTGCGCTTGCTGGACCGGACAGAGGCTAATAACGAAATCCTAGAGGGGTTACTTGAAGGGATAGGCGAGCAGGCTGGTGCGTTCAAAGTCGGTGAGGGGCACTGGGCCGAGTTGTCGCCAGAGGATGGCCCACCGTTCAGAACCATGACGTTCACACTTGCCGCCGCCCAAGTGCCTAGCGTTGAGCGGGCGCTGAGTATGGCGAAGGCTAACGGCGCTAGTGAATCGGATCAGAACCAAAACAGCAACGGCAACGCGCTCGCAGCGATGGCCGAGGCGTATCTTGCGGGCTAAGGACCTAAGGGTGCGACTGATCGCCGCGACCGACGCGCATCGAATCGTGCGGCGGTTGCACTATTCGGGAAAGACGGTCCGCAACAGTCAGGTCCACCTTGGCGTATTCGCCGGCGACGTGTGTGGCGGGGCGCTGCAATTCGGCGCCCCGCTGGACCGGCGGAAGGTGTTGGGCTTGGTGAAGGGCACGGCCTGGAACCAAATGCTGGAACTGAACCGCCTCGCCCTGGCCGAATGGCTCCCGCCCAATTCGGAGTCGCGCGTCCTGGCGGTGGCCCTCCGGTTGCTCGCCGCGCGCTACTCGTTTCTGAAATGGATTCTGACATTCGCCGACGCAACGCAGAGTGGCGACGGCACGATCTATCGGGCCTGCGGGTTTGTGCTGACCGCTATCAAGCGAAATACTGATCTCATTCGATTCCCGAGCGGGGAGGTCATCCACATGATGACCTTCCGTAGCAATCTCAGCCGGCGGCACCGGGTGCTGGGTGGGAAATCTACGGCTGAGCTGTCGGGCGGCGGAGCCAGTTCGTCCGTGCTACTAACGACTGGGGGCAGGATTCTGCCGGGTTTTCAGCTCCGCTACATCAAATTCCTCGATCCCTCATGGCGTGATCGCCTCACGGTGCCCGAGATCCCATACTCGGAGATCGCGGCTCGGGGTGCTGGGATGTACCGTGGGCAACCACGCGCTGGAAGCATAGGCAGCGATGCACCCGTGTCCCACACGGGCGAGGGCGGCGCAAGTCCGACCCCAGCGCTCCACTTGGCCCCCGATGGCTAAACAACGGGGAGGCCGGTCAGCTACGGATCGCACCGCCGGACTCTGGAAGCGCCCGTTCCTCGCGGCCTTTGCGAATAGCGGCAACATTCGCGCCAGTGCGCTCGCCGCCGGTGTCAACCGCCAGCACGTCTATAAGACCCTGAACAAGGACGACGCATTCCGGGCCGAATTCGACGAGGCCAAGGAGGAGAGCATCGAGCTACTGGAAGCTACGCTGCGGCAGATGGCCTTGAGCGGTAACGTCACGGCGCTGATCTTCCTCCTCAAGTCGCTCGATCCCGGCACGTACCACGACCGCGTGCAGATCGCACAGGCTCGATCAGGGCCGGTCGAGATGGTGGCGACCATGAAGCTGCGGGATGATACGGCGTGAATCGCACCGCGCTGGTACGGGCTACGCCAGCGCCGCCCGTGCCGCTGCCCCGGCAGCCGTGGGAACGGCCATCGCTCTACCCGGCGCAGGAAGCGGCGATCTTCGGTGACCAGCGAATCGTCTGCGTTGAGGCCAGCACCAAGTCGGGTAAGACCGTCGGCTGCCTCGCTTGGTTGACCGAGCAGGCCATCGAGCAGGGACGCACCGGCTTCGCGTATTGGTGGATTGCCCCGATCTATTCGCAGGCCCGTATCGCCTTCGAGCGATTCAAAAGATACGTAGACGGCCAACTGTGGGCGGCGAACGATTCGGACATGCGGATCAGTCTCGGCAACGGGGCTACGATCTGGTTCAAGAGCGCCGAGAAACCCGACGCGCTATTTGGTGAGGACGTTCGCGCTGCCGTGATCGACGAGGCCAGCCGGGTTCGCGAGGCTAGCTGGCACGCGATCCGCACCACGCTCACGGCCACGCAGGGACCGATCCGCGTAATCGGAAACGTGAAGGGTCGCCGGAACTGGTTCTACAAGCTGTGTCGGCGGGCCGAGGCGGGCGAGCCGGGATATGCGTACAGTCGCCTAACCGCCTACGACGCGGTGGAGGCCGGGATTCTCACGCCCGAGGATGTGGCTGAGGCACGAATGGACCTTCCGGCTCACGTCTTTCAGGAACTGTATGAGGCCAGCGCCGCTCTGGACACGGGTAACCCGTTTGGCGATGAGTATATTGCCGCTTGTACGCTCGACACCGATCCGGCGTGGACGACGTGGGACGGCGAGGACGAGCCGATTGCGTGGGGTTGGGACTTAGCTAAGAGCGTGGACTGGACGGTGGGCATTGCGCTCGACGAACACGGGACGGTCTGCCGATTGCGCCGCTTTCAGAAGCCGTGGATGCAGACGATAGACGCGGTGCGGCACGAGACGGGCGACGTGGCGGCGCTGGTGGATAGCACGGGCGTCGGTGACCCGATCTTGGAGGCGCTCCAGCAACCGTGGGGCGATGATGACGTGACGCATCTGGGCCGGAACTATGAGGGCGTCAAGTTCAGCAGCGGCTCGAAGCAGCAACTCTTCGAGGGCTTGGCCGTGGCGATCCAGCACCGGTCGATCCGATTCCCGCCCGGCGCGATCACGAGCGAGCTTGAACAGTTCGAGTTCACCTACACCCGCACCGGCACGCGCTATGCTGCTCCAGAGGGAGCGCATGACGATACCGTGGATGCGTTAGCGTTGGCTGTGTCGCGGTGGCGACACCCACCGCAACGATGGGGAGCGATCTGATGGGCTTCTGGGAGCGCGTCGGCCTTAAGAAATTCTTCACCAACGCCGATCAGCTTGGCGGCGGGACGCTCCTTCCGCAGACGCGCTTCAACTATGAGGCCAGTTATGGTGACTCCTCCGCGTTGCTGCGGTCGAGCATCGTCGGGGCGTGTGTCAACTGGATGGCGCGGACGTTTCCCGAAGCTGATCTGAGCGTGCGGCGGTACGATGCCGAAACCCAGCAGGTAGTCGCGATACCAGACCACCCGCTCCGCGTTCTGCTCAACAGGCCCAACCCGTTCTTCAGCGGTCGGCTGCTTCGGATGGCGCTGTGTACGGATTTCATCGTCACCGGCAACAGCTTCCTAATAAAGGTTCGCTCCGCCAACGGCAACGTCGTGGAACTCTGGTGGGCACCATCGACCACGCTGACCCCAGCCACGACCTCCCGCGAGGCCGGTCGGGGCTACCAGTCCGCCGAGGGCGATGCGTTCATCAGCCACTACGATTACAGCGTCGGGTCAGGCGAATCGACCAAGCTCGCCGTCGATGACGTGATCCACTTCAGGTACGGGATCAGCCCCGACAACACCAAGCTCGGGCGCAGCCCGCTAGCGAGCGTGTTCCGCGAACTGTTCACCGATGACGAGGCGTCAAATTACACTGCCGCGCTGCTACGGAACAGCGCGATCCCCGGCGTGGTGCTGGCTCCCGGCGAGGGCGTGGGCGCTGTCACCGATGCCGACCTTGAACAGATTCGCGACCGCTGGAGCGACCAGTTCGGCAGCGACAACCGTGGCCGACTCATGATTATGCGGGGCGCGACCAAGGTAACCACGGTGAGCTTCAGCCCGCAGGAGATGAATCTGCGTGAGCTACGCCGCATTCCCGAGGAGCGGATCAGCGGCGTGCTGGGCGTCCCGGCTATCGTCGCCGGTCTGGGCGCGGGGCTGGACCGCTCGACATTCGCGAACATGGCCGAGGCTCGCGAGATGGCGTGGGAGTCTGGACTGATCCCGATCCAGTCCATCATCGCGGACGATTTCACCAGCCAGTTGTTGCCGGACTTCGACGACGATGAGACGGCTGAGGTCTATTTCGATTATGGCAACGTCCGCGTTCTGCAGGCCGACGCGACCGACATGGCGCGGCGCTGGCGCGAACTGGTCGAGGGGTCAATCGCCAAGCGCAGCGAGGCACGGGCCGCGCTCGGGCTGCCGGTCGAACCCGGTGACGATGTGTACCTGATGCCGCTCAACAAGATCGAGATAGGTGGAGACGCCGGCCCGGCTGATGCTGACGCCGAGAAGTACGAGGTCATCGTTGACGACGACCACCAGAACGGGGCGCTCGACGATCCGCTCGAAGTCGCTGCCGTCCTCGACACACCAGACCAAACAGCTTAGCCGCGCTCAACGTCGCCGGATCGTGGCGCAGACGCGCCGAGCCGAGCAGGTCATCGGACGCGGGATGCGGAATGCGTTCCGTAAGTTCTTCATCGCTCAGGCCAAGCGCGTGGTCAAGGTCTGGATTGATGCCGGTGGCTACCTCTCCAGTTCCGCCGGCGGGGAGTACAAAGACCCTGCAAGCGCCATGTTCGGAGTTGGGGAGGACACGCTAGCGGTAGCCGCGTCACGGCCCTACGTGCTGGAGATGACCGTCACCGCGCTGAATGCGGCAGGGCAGTTGGTCGGGGCGGCGAGTATCACCGGTACGGACCCGATGGTCTTGTACCTGACCGACCGGAGCGCCCAGCGGGTCGTCAAGATCAACAACGCGACGCGCAGAGGTGTTCAACGCGCCATCACGCGCGGGCAGGCGGCAGGCTACTCCCCGTATGAGATCGCCTACGGATCGACGGCGACGCGGAAGGCGGGCTTCCGGCCGCTGAAGGGCATGGTCGAGAATCTATACCGGGGCAGGCCCGAGCGCATTGCCCGCACCGAACTCGCGTACTCCAACAACGGCGCGACGCTTCACAGGTATAACGAGATGGGCATGGGGACGGTCGAGGTATCCGACGGCCCCGGCTGCGCCCTCACGCATCACGTCTCAGGACTCAAGCCCGGCGAGTCATCACCCGAGGACATCAACAACCGCGTTATAACCGTGGCCGAGGCGAACCAGTGGCAACTCGCGCATCCGAATTGCCGCCGCGTGTTCCTCCCGCTCCGCCAAGCCCCGAGCAAGCCACGCGCTCCCACGCTCCCGCCAGTACCCGAAACCTTCGCCACCGCCGCCATTAGGTAAGGGGCGCTTTACACACCGTTATGTATCCCGTATACTACGTGTGTAGTTGGAAACGGGGAGACGACGATGGACCTAGGCTACGGGGATGCCAGCTTCATAGGCCACAAGAATGGCTTCCCCTACCACGGCTTTCCTTCCGACAAGGTCGCAGCCGTTGCGGCTGAACTCGAAGCAGGCGACTTGGAAGGGTGGACGTACAAGGTCAAGCATGACCCCAAAGGGACCGGATGCTCCCTGATCGAGATATACGACGAGGATGGTGAATTCGTCGCACTGTTCTAAGCCGGAACGCCTTTGAAGTAGTTGGAAAAGGAGAGACGACGTGACGAATGACGAGGGCGAAATCTTGTGGGTATTCGACGAACGACTGGCCGAGTTGCTGGCAGCGGTCCGCGATTGGCTCCCAGCCGTCAATCAGAACAGTTGCCGGAACGAGATCACGATGGCGCGGCGGGAGCGGATCATCAGGGCGTACCAGATGTATACCGCAGGGGAGGAATCATGACCTACGGCACGGCGCGGTACTACCTGCACCCAGCGGACCCCGACTACATCGACCCTCCGATCCTGTGCCCGAATCCGCTGTGCGATGACGGCGAGGTGGAGCTGCTGGCACTGGGCTGTGTGATGACATGCCCGGTCTGCGAAGGCGAAATCAGGATCGGCGTGGACGACTCGCCCGAGGCGATGCGGTGGGCAGACAAGCGGGGCATCGAGGTCGTGATCGACGACGAGGCCATCTACGGCCCACCGGCAGGAGATGATATGCTAACGCCTAGGTGAATAGCCTTCGGGCACCAGCCGACATTGCAACGGCTTCTAGCGACCTCCTCCAGCGAAGCGCTGGGCATGTCGAGGCCGCCGGGAGAACTTGCCGAATGACGATCCTCTAGCCGAGACATTCGGAAGGCCCTCCGATCACCGGGGGGTTTTCTTGTGCAATCAGTCCGAGCGTCCTATTCTGGATCAGATAGGCGGGGCACCAGACCATAGGGGCCACCGCCGTATGCTGAAGACGTGGACCGGCCAGACTGAGCTAAAAGCCGACGGGCCCGGCCTCTTCCTCGCCCGCATCGCGACGCTCGGTGTCATTGATAAAGACAGCGATGTCACCCTCAAGGGCGCGTTTGCCGATGCCGGGACCGTCCGCGTCAGCCGCTTCAACCACTCCAGCGCCGTTCGTAACGACCTGCCCGTTGGCGTCGCGACGATCCACGAGGACGGCGACGCGATCATCGCGGAGGGGAAGCTCAACCTAGAATCCGCTGGCGGGCGCGAACTCTACGAAACGCTGAAATTTGAGCAGGACCACGAGGTCCGATCCGAGTGGAGCTACGGGTTCACGGTCGAGGATTCCGAGGAAGGCGAGCAGGACGAGGAGAAGGTCCGCTTCCTGAAGAAGCTCAAGCCGTTCGAGGTCAGCCCGGTCATGCGTGCAGCCGGCGAGAACACCGCCACGCTCGCCGTCAAGGCCAAGACCGCCACCGATTTCGGCAACCTCGCGTTGTATGACCGGGACTACCGCTGGAGCAGCAGCGCCGCGCTAGGCCGCGTCCGCAAGTGGGCCTCCTCTGACGGATCAGGGGACAAGGAGCGGATGGACTGGCCCAAATACGCAAAGGCGTTCTTCTGGTTTGATCCTGACGACGACAGCAGCTTCGGCGGCTTCAAGCTCCCGTTTGCCGACATTACCGATGGCAAATTGCAAGCGGTGCCGCGCGGAATCTTCGCCGTGGCTGGCGTCTTGCAGGGCGCACGGGGCGGGGTAGAGATCAGCGAAACCGATCAGGACCACATCAAGGACGTGGTTGATCGGTACTACGCGAAGATGCGAGAAACCTTCGACGACGAATCAATCATAGTCCCGTGGGCCAAGAGCGCCGGCGGGTTGTCGCTGAGGTATGAAGGCGATCTGGTGCTTGCCGCCGTTGACGCCTTCCGGGACCGCGTGGGTCAGCTTGCCGACCTGCGTACCAAAGAGGGCCGGACGTTGAGTACGGCCAACCGCAAGCGGCTAGGTTCGCTGGTGGAGTCCATGCAGTCGGTGATTGCCGATCTGTCTGACCTCCTCAGCGCCACCGAGCCACCGGAGAAGGACGCGCCACTGGACCCGCTGGCTGACCATGCGGCGTTCATGGCTAATTTGGCCCGGTTTGGGCCAGCAGGAGCGATTGCCGAATGATTTCCGATAAGTTCTCCGCACCGGCGACCCTGCGCGAGGGTACCGAGCTTCTGGAGTCGAAGAACAAGGAAGTGGCCGACATCTTCCGTGGCTGCGCGGTCGAGGGTGGCACCTATGACTACGGCAAGCTCAAGTCCCTAAACGGGAAGCCCGTCACGGACTCCGAGGTTGCGGCGCACTTGCAGGCGCTGAACGCCGAGACTCAAGACCTCGGCCTGTGGGTGGCCGACCAGCAGAAGGCTGCCAAGGAGCACAAGAACGCCGAGCGGTACATCAAGGCCGCAACTGAGCCGACGTGGACCCCGGCGCAGCCAGAAGGGCCGCAGCGGCTCAAGGGCTTTGGCGATTTCTTCGTGGAGAGCGAGTCGTACAAGGCGTACCGGAGCGGCACGTCCCACACCTCAACGATGGACATCAACGCCCACCAGCTCAAAACCTTGATGACGACGAGCGCGGGCTGGGCACCTGAGAATCTGCGATTGGATGACGCAGTGCTGAGCGCACAGCGTCCGATTGCGGTCGCGGACCACGTGCCGTTTTTCTCCACCGAGCAGGCTGCGGTGGTGTACATGCTGGAGTCCACCTTCACGAACAACGCGGCTGAGGCTAGTGAAGGGGCTGCCTTCGGGGAGGCTGCGCTGGCGCTGACAGAGACGACCAGCACCGTTCGTAAAATCGCGGTCGCCCTGCCGGTGACTGACGAGCAGCTAAGCGACGTGGGTGGCGTACGGGACTACATCAACCAGCGACTCTCATACATGATCCGCGCGAGGCTCGATAGTCAGATTCTGACCGGCAACGGCAGTGCCCCGAATCTAGAGGGACTGAACAGCGTCTCGGGAATCAACACCACGGCCAAGGGCTCCGACCCGACGCCGGACGCTATCTACAAGTCGATTCGCAAGTGCCGCGCGGTTGGGTTCGCGAACCCGACAGTGGTGTTCGTGCACCCGAGTGACTGGGAGGCAATCAGGCTCCTGCGGGACACGAACGGCAACTACATCTGGGGACCGCCTTCGGCTAGCGCACCGATCACCATCTTCGGCCTGCCGGTGGTGGAGACGACCGCCGCCACCGAAAACACGATCTCCCTCGGTGATCTTCAGGGTTACTCGGGGCTGTTCGTGAGGCGTGGGGTGGACATCGAGACGGGTTGGACTGGCACCCAGTTCACCGAGGGCGAGGTCACGATCCGCGCCACGATGCGCGTCGCGATGGTTTGGTTCCGGGCTTCGGCGCTCGCAACCGTTACAGGCGTCTAGGCGCGGGGGAGGGCAGCGATGCTTAGAGTCGAGATCAAAGGCACCGGCGGGCAGAAGCGGTACGAGATAGGCGAGAGGATCGTCATCTCGGACGAGGGTGAGCTTGTCGGGGAGGACGGCGACCAGTCGGGGAGGCTGCTAGCACCTGCTGGCAAGGTCTTGACCGTCGCGGATGCCGAGGCTCTGGGCGTCGCTGCCCTGTTGGAGGCAGCGGCCAAACTCGAACCAGCACCCCGGCGTCGGGGCCGACCACGAAAGCAGAGGGACTAGGTAATGGCAGTCATACAACAGATCACCGCCGCTCAAGCGGCTGGCGCGTCGATCCCGCCGTGGAATGACGTGACCTATACCATCGGCACTGAGTCGGCCAACGCCATCACGGTCAAGTGCGAGGTGCTGGGTTACTCCGCTGCGCTCGCGCTGCCCATCGTGTTCGATGCGTACATATCCGAAGCCGCCGACGGCGAGGGACTGACCGGCACCGCGCTCAGCGGCGATTGGGCCGACGGTGGCGACGGCAATCTGCACTACCAGATCGTCACGGGCAAAGCCGCGCGATGGCAAACGAACGATTCAGGCAGTTGCCAGATCACCATGACGCATTCCGGGGCGCGGAATATCTATCTGGTGATTCTGTTACCGACGGGTCTACTCAGCGTCTCTGACGTGATCGCGTTCACATAGTCCGATGGCGGTTATCAACAGCAAGGTCATTTCTGGCGAATTGCAGGGGTCCGCTAGCGCCCTCCAGTTGCCGGACATCGACTGCCTGCAGGTGACGTTCAAGGCGCTGGCGTCGAACGCTGGCAATGTATACCTCGGTGGGGCTGGGGTGACCGTCGCGGATGGAACCACTGACGCGACTACCGGCATCGAACTCGATGCAGGGGATGAGGTGTCGTTAGTGATCGGGAACCTCAATGAGGTGTACCGAATCTGCGACAACGCAGGCGACGACCTGACATATATCGCCCTGACCGCCGCAGCCTGATGGCGGCATTGAAATCGGACCAGTGACCGGCGTGCGGTGATCCTCCTCCGCACGTCGGTTGCTGGCTCTAACGCCTAAGCGGGAGCTAGCAATTGGCAGTTACAGACGCCTATGCAACGGCGAGTACCTACCGTGATCTCGTCAGCAAGTCGGACACCGGCGAGGACGCAGAAATCCTCACCGACCTCACGTCCATCAGCCGTTATATGGAGCGGCGATTAGGCCGCTGGTTCACGGTGGACGCCAGTGCCGTGGCGCGGGTGTACGAAACGACGCTCCTCAGCAATCAGCCGAAGTCGCTGTTCATCGACGATCTGGTCACGCTGACCAGCATCAAGGTCGATGAGGATGATGACGGCAGCTTCGCGGACGAGTCTGCGTGGGCCTCTACCGATTACGAGTTGCTGCCGCACAACGTGGCCGACGGTCCAGAGCCGGGGCCGTATATGCAGATTCACATCCCGCCGTGGTCGAGCAAAGACCTGTGGGGCAACCACCGCGTCGAGGTCACGGCGACGTTCGGCTGGCCGGCGGTGCCCGGACCTATCGCGCAGGCGTGCGTGCAGTTGACCGGCATCCTGCGGCTGGAGACGCCACGGGCGACGCGGTCCGTAAACATCACGAGCGAGACGGTGCTGGAGACGAGTCCGCAGGCGCAGGAAATCGTGACCGCGCTCATGCAGATGTATGGCAAGCGGAGCTTGTTCTAGTGGCGACCCGCGTCGGTAGAATCACCATTGAACTCGTGGGTCTTGAAGAATTGAGCCGCAAGCTCAAGCCTCGCCTGTACGAGCAAGCCGTCGCCACGTTGATGGAGGACATCACCATCGTGGGCGAGCGCACTGCCAAGCAGCGAGCGCCACGCGATACGGGTGCGCTGAAGCGCAGCATCCACTCGCAGGCAAAGCCGTTCAGCGCCCGCATCTTCAGCAATCTCAATTACGCCGTCCCGGTCGAGTACGGTCGAGGCAGGAACAAGCGGATGCCACCGCCGAGCGCGTTGCATGGCTGGCTGCGTCGGCACGGGATACCTGCGAGCGCCGCGTTTGTAGTGGCGCGGGCGATTGGACGCCGTGGGATCAAGGGTAGGTTTTTCATGCGCGCCGCCGAGGAAGCCATTCGCGCGAAACTCCCATCCATGATGGACCGAGCGGTCAAGGCCATCGGCAAGCGGTGGAAGCGGTAATGGGCGACATCCGAACCGTGATGGCGAACGTGGTGACGTTGCAGGAGAGCCTGAGCATCACCGCGCCGATCAGTAGCTCGATCCTGCGAGCCTACAAGTACATGCCGCCGATGGCCTCGGCCTTGCCGGACACGCCCTGCTTCATGAACTCGTGGACCCTACAGAACCAAGAGTTGGATGTCAGCCTCCGCATCCTGTCCTACACGATCCGTATGCAGCTAGCCATTCTGGACGCCGATCAGGACCAAGCGGCGGACATCGCGAGTTCGTATATGACCGCGCTTATCACGGCCCAGAACGCGGACATCCAGTTGAGCGGCGCGTGCAATATCACGTCGTTACGCGGAGGCGATCCAACGCTTGCCGTGCTGAACTGGGCCGGACAGGACTACATCGGCCTTGATCTATTCATGGACGTGCAGATCATGGACGCGGTGAGCGTTAGCTAATTCAGGGGGTTGTGATGGGCTGGAAGTACGTAGATAAAGCAGGGCGCTTCATTCCGGGGGTGCCCGCGCGTGATCTCACCGACAAAGAGGTCAAGGAGCTAGGTGTGCAGGAGCAGGTGGAAAGCTCGCCTCTGTACAAGAAGGATTCAGCACGGGGCAAAAAGCCCGAAGGAGATAACTGATGGCAGCCGGTATTTTGCCCCTGACGCTGGTACAGATCGGGAAGGAATCCACGGCGGGCACGGCGGTGGCCGCTACCCGGCGACTCCTCACCAAGAGCGCGACCTATCGTCAGCAGCAGACGCAGGAGATGTTCGACGGGCAGCTAAGCGGGGTGCTGTCGCGATCAGTCACGACGCCCAAGGTGACCCGCGAGGCGTCGCAGTTGGAGATCGCCACCGACCTTGATTTCGAGCAGGTGTTGTTCCCGCTCCTCAGCGGCGTGAAGGGCGGCGTCACGCCGTCCAGTCCCGGATCAGGCGAGGCTCGCTTGTGGACGTTCTCGCCGTCGCAGACCGCGCCGTCGGTCGATTCGTACACCCTAGAGTTCGTTGTGGACGACGGTTCTACGAAGCAGGAGGTGGAGGCCGCGTTCGGGATCACGTCCAGCTTCGAGATCACTGGTGGCGTCGAGGCGTTGCCGCAGATTTCGTTCTCGATGGACGCCCGCAAGTCCACCGACAGCACCTACACGTCAGGGATCAGCCTGCCGGGGATGGCGAATGAGTTCGCGTCCAACCTGCGGTGGTCGGCGCACATGGACGACACGTGGTCAGCCATCGGCGGCTCCAATATCTCGGGGCAGGTGTACGGTTTTGTGTGGGGGCAGAGCGCACTCGTTTCCCCGCAATATTATCTGGATGGCCGTGACACGCTCGATTTCAGCGGTGTGGAACCGATGACTCGAACCACGGACGTCACCATTGAGTGCACGTACGATACCGGGGCTTCCAACTTCGTCGAGACTGAGATGGCGAAGAAGGACAGCGGGACGATGCGGTTTCTTGAACTGCGGATTGCCGGGGCGGTTTTCTCGTCACCGGACGCCGCGCTCAATAGGTTCATCAAACTCCGGGGCTGCTTCGTCCACGCCGACGACTCGATGGAAGAGATTGGCGCGGATCGTGACGGTTCGAGCGTCATGTCCATGCACCTACTCTCGCAGTACGACCCAACCGGTGGCATCGACGCAGATATTCTGGTCCAGAACAACGTGGCGAGCTTCCCCTAGAGGGGCAAGGAGGAGGATAGAGATGGGGCTGATCGCAGATACGGCGCGGCAGTGGGTCGATATTCCGCACGAACCGGGCGAGCGCCTTGAGTTCGCGCCGCTGAATTGGAGCCAGTTGGAAATAGCGCGGCAGGTCAAGGCCGAGCAGGTCATGAAGCAGGCCGCGTGGTTTTCCGCTGACACGATCAAGGGGCTACAGGGCGATCAACAAGCGCAATCGGAACCGGCGGACCCACTCGACGCGCTCGACAAGGCGACGGTCCTCGCGTATGGCCTGAAGGGCTGGACCTACGAGCTGCCGTTTACCAACGAGGGCTACAAAATCCTCGACGAGGAGACTTCGGTCTTCGCGTTCCGCGAAATCGGTCGGCGGTCGCTGGTAACGAGAGAAGAGCAGGGAAATGGAGCAGCGCCGCTGAGCGAGCCTACCTGAGCGGCGCGGCTCTGCCGGACGAGTTGAGCGAGGTATTTCTGATGCAGGAACTCGGTCTAAGCTGGGACGAGGTGGTGCAGATGCCAGCCCGAGCAGGGTTGGCGCTGAGGCTGCTGCTATCGGCTAAGGCGAAGGCCGAGGATACCCAATCGCGTTGGGCCAAGCGCGACGCTAGGCCACGCCGGTAATGGCCGTTTCCACCGCCGACCTCCAAATCCTCATCAAAGCAAAGGATGAGGCGTCGGGCAAGTTCAAGACACTCGGCGGGAACATAGGCAAGTTCGCCAAGATCGCGGCGGTGGGTGTTGGTGCGGCAAGCGTCGCGACTGCCGGGGCTTCCTTCGCCGCCGTGAAGATGGCGTCATCCTACGAAACGGCGATGAAGGAAGTCGCCACTCTCGGCGTTCCCACTGAGCAGATGGCTGTGCTTGAGGATGGCGTCCTCGCCCTCTCGCGGCGTCTGGGGGTTGATGCGGTCGAGGCTACGGGTGCGCTCTACCAAGCGATCAGCGCGGGTGTGCCTCCCGAGAACGCATTGGCCTTTCTCGAAACGGCAAGCAAGGCCGCCATCGCTGGCGTAACTGACGCGGAGACTGCCGTTGACGGTATTTCGACGGTCACCAACGCCTTCTCCAGCCAGAACATTACGGCGGCGGAGGCTGCGGACATAATGTTCGCCACCGTCAAGGCGGGCAAGACAGACTTCGCGCAGCTTTCCGCCTCGATTGCGAACGTCGCTCCGCTGGCGAATGCCACGGGGGTGTCCTTTGGCGAGGTCAGCGCGGCACTCGCGACGATGACGGCCAGCGGTACGGCGACCGCTGTCGCGACCACGCAAATCCGATCAGCGATCCAATCTCTGACCAAGCCCAGCGCCGAACTCACCGCGATCTTCGAGGAAGCCGGGTTCGCAAGTGGCGAGCTAGCCGTCCGGGAACTGGGATTTGCGAAGGCTTCGGAGATCGTCAGCAAGGCGACGGGCGGCAGCGTGGCCGGAATGACCAAACTGCTGGGTTCCATCGAGGGCGTCCAAGGCGTGCTAGGCGTGACGGGCGCTCAGGGTGAGGCGTTTGCTCGCAACATGGAGGGGATGGATAACTCCGCTGGTGCTGCCGATGCCGCGTTCGCCACCATGAGCGCCAGCTTCGGGTTCCAGATGAAGCGCGTGGGCGCGGCGTTCAAGACCGGCTTCATCGCGGTGGGTCTACTCATCCTGCCCGTCCTCACGCCAATTGCAGAATTTCTAGCCGACAAGTTACCCGCAGCGATTGACGCCACCGTCGGCAAGGTCAAGGACTTCGCCCAGAGCTTCCGCGATCTTGCTGGGCTGTTTGGGGATGTTGTAGAGGCAGGCAACGCTTGGGGTGGTACAGGCGGGACGCTCGAAGCCATAAGAATTAGCGCCAGTGATGCAGGGGGGCCACTCACCTACCTGATCGACGAAGTTCCTAAACTCGAAGGCGTACTAGGGCCGGTGAATGACGCCTTTAGCGCGATGGGCACCGCCCTCGACCGCGTGACGGGAAAGCAGTACGCCGGTCACAAGGCAATCGACCTCGCAATCGTGGCATGGGACAAGATAGTCCACCCGGTCGAGACGGCGCGGGGCATTCTTGAGACGCTCGAAGGTCCACTCACCGCCGTGAAGGATGCGCTGGAGCCGATCACCGCGAGTTTCAAGACGCTCGGTGACACCCTCGGGTCCAGCTTCAAGGAGATCATGGACAAGATGGGGCCGTTGATCCCCGTGATCGTGCATCTGCTGCTTCCCGGCTGGGTCAAGATGCTCGAATTGATCGGGAAGCTGATACCAGTTCTTCAGAAATTCGGTGAGACCATCATTCCGATTGTGGCGGGAGCCATCGACAGTCTCACGTCCGCGTGGAACTCGTTCTTCGGTGGACCAGATGCCGACCCCAATGCGCCCAACATCTTCGACTCGATGATGGGGGCGGCCGAGGAACTCGCAGGGGTGCTGGGTGAAAACCTCGGCAAAGCTATCGAGAATCTGGTCGGGGTCATGACCGATCTGGCTGTACCGGCGAAGGATTTTGCCGAGAGTGTCGCGGGTATGGCGACCAACATCATCGCGAACGTAGGACCGGCACTGGACGAGTTCGGTGCGCTGCTTGTTGACACGGTCGGGCCAGCGTTGAGGCCAACCGTTGATTTGCTGAAACGGCTGGGCGAGTCGCTTGGGACAATCGCGACAAGTGTGGCTGATGTCGTCAAAGCTCTCGTTGGTGAGTTAGGGCCGATCTCCACGTCCTTAGCCAAGAACATCCTGCCACCGCTGCTCGCCGTCTGGAACGACATCGCAGAGGCGCTCGAAAAGGACCTGCTGCCGATCTTCGACGATATCGTCAAGGTGCTGGCGGGCGCACTGTCAGACGCGATTGGCACCGTCAGCGGGCTATTCACCTTCTTGCTCGAAAACGTCCTCAAGCCGTGGATCGAGTGGACCAGAAAACACGTGCTTCCCGTCGTGCTGGCGATTGCGGCAATCTTCGGAGGGGTGCTGCTTGGCGCGCTCTCCCTAGTCACCAACCTCCTGAAAGGCGATTTTCAGGCCGCGTGGGATGTCGTGAAGGGTCTCGACGACATCATTGCCGTGCTGCTGGTGCCGTTAGCCGCACTCCTGATCTGGATGACGTATACGACGGTGATCCTTCCGCTCCTGACAGTAGGTTTGACGTTGGCCTCGGGTGCGTTCACGTTGATCACGGTAGCCGCCGGTGCGTTCGCGACGGTCATGGCTATTCTTACGAGCCCAATTACCATCACCATCGTGGCAATCGTTGCGCTGATCGCCATTGCCTTGCTCCTCGCGAAGAATTGGGACGATGTAAGCGCGAAGATCATGGAAATATGGGACGTGGTCAGCAGCTTCCTGACCGAGAGTTTGACCGCGCTGGGCGAGTTCTTCACCGACCGTTTGGCGGAGATCGGGACGTTCTTCATTGAGGCGTTTCAGGGCATCATCGACTGGCTCTCCGAGAATTGGCAGGAGATCGTCACGATTATCGCGATGGTGTTCACGGGTCCGCTCGGTTTGATCGTAGCCTTCGGGACAGATGCCTTCGGCCTCCGCACCAAGATGATCGAGGTATTCACGGCCCTAATCAGTTGGATTTCCGACAAGTGGAAGGGCCTCCTAAGCTGGTTCGTAGGTGCATGGACTACGGCCAAGGACCGGGTGCTGGGTATCGTGACCGGCCTCAGGGACGGGATCGTGGGCATGTTCAACGCGATCATGGGCAAGGTTTCTGGGTTCTTCAACAAGATCAAGGAAATCCCCAAGAAGGTGAGGGAAGCCGTCAAGGACGTCCCGCTCATCGGCGGCATTGCCGGGGCGTTCGGATTCCAGCATGGCGGCGCGTTCACGGTGGGCGGGAGCGGTGGGCCAGATTCGCAACTGGTGGGCTTCCGCGCGACGCCGGGCGAGCGGGTGACGGTATCCACGCCCGGACAAATGCGGAGCGGGCGCTCCTCAGTCCAGCAGACGATCATCGTGCAGGGGTCCATCGTCACCGAGCGGCAACTATCGGCGCTCGCTGTGCGTGCGATGCGCGACGCGACGCGGCTGAACGGCTCGGTGCTTGACGTTACCTCGGTCGTGGCCTGATGGCTGGCACGGGGATCACGTACACGTTAGAGGTCGCATGGGGCGGGTCGCTTGAAGGTCTGTTCCGCATCAATGTCAGCACGGTGGGCGGCACTGATGTAATCGCCGGGTGGCCCGACGACGTGGGGTTCGAGGACGTAACAGGCGACACCGTGGGCTTCGCGACATCGCGAGGCCGCAGCAACGACAAGACGCAGATGCTCGCTGGGACTGCCACCATCCGGCTGCGGGACCAGTCGGGCTTATACAACCCGGCGAATACGGGGTCATCGCTCTACCCAAACGTCAAGCCGTTCCGCCCTGTGAGGATCAAGGCGACATATTCAGGGACGACCTACGGGCTCTTCTACGGCTTTCTGACCAGCATCGGCTCCAGTGCGGACCCCGATTCGCCCGTTACGCAACTGGAATGTGCCGACCTATTTAGCTGGTTGACCCTGAGAAAGCCCACCATCTCTGCGACCTCCACGACAACCACGGGTGCTGCAATTGGGCTGATATTGGACGAGGTGGAATGGCCCGCGACTCTGCGGTCGATTGATACCGGCGACACTATCCCAGATTTCAGCGCAGACGGTACCAAGACGTGCCTTAGCCTAATCAACGACCTCCTCCAGAGCGAGATGGGCCTGTTCTACATGGACGGCAGCGGCGTCGCGACGTTTGACAATCGGAACGCCCGGTATGCGAGCGTGGCGACGAGTGCGGACATTGACGGGGCATCCGATACGCTGATGGGCTTCGAGAGCAGCAATTCCATCTCCACGATTTACAACGCGGCTGAGGTCACGATGACCGGCTCCACGGCCCAGACGGCGACCGATACTGACTCGATCAATGCGTTCGGACGGCGAGACATGGGTGGCCTCACGACGCCCTACATATCCACAGACGCAGCAGCGCAGGCCCGCGCGAACCTGCGGGTTCTCCGCTACAAAGACCCCAAGAATCCGGCCACCGCCACGATGGTGTCCTCGGATACGACCACGCCGTCAATGCTGGGGAGCGAGATCGGATGGCGGGTGCGAATGACCGAGCCATTTGGCGGGACGGATAAGGATTTCTTCGTCGAGTCGATCAGCCAAACGTCCGAGGCTTCGTCTGGTGTGCAGCGGCACATCACCGAATGGGGACTTAGCGAAGTGCCTGCGGCGGCTGGCATCCCCGTGGTGATAGACGTCACGGGCATCGGGAACTACATCGGGGTATAGGTCAGGAGAAACTGATGGCGATTGCAGAAACATGGACCGACCCCGATTCGCTCGACCGAGCAGCGGGCGACGTGCTGACCGAGGTGATTTGGGATGGAACCATTTCTAACGAGGCGTGGATCGGTGGGCAGACCTCGACCGGGCATATTCAGGATTTGCGGCTCGGCATTCCGGTCCACAACGCGACCGGTGGGGCGCTTGCGGCTGGCGATCTCCTCCACATCAACGGGTACAACGCTGGCTCGTCCATGCCCACCGTCGCGAAGGCTGACGGGGACTCGGTGGCAGCCGAGTGGGTGGGCGTTGCGGCGATAGCAAACGGTGCCACCGGATATGTATTCCGGGGCTATGAACTCGGGTCGCAGGACACGAGCGGCTCGTCCGTAGGGGACGCGGTGTATCTGAGCGCCACAGCGGGCGGCTGGACGGCCACGGCGTTGACCGGGAGCGCCCAGATCAGCCAGCGGGTGGGCGTCGTGATGACCAGCCACGCGAGTACCGGCACGGTTCAGTTCAACCTGAGCGGCGGCGGTCAGTTGATCAAGGTCGGCTCTGGACAAATCCAAGCCGACAGCATTGGGATCAGCGCCCTCGCAGACGGTACCGATGGCGAGCTAATCACGTGGAACGCCAGCGGTGAAGCGGCAACGGTGGGTGCCGGAACGGCGACCAATGTGCTGACGAGCAACGGCGCAGGGGCGGCTCCGACGTTTCAGCCCGGCCCCGGTCCAGCGGTGCGGGTCTACAATGACGCCAATCAGAGCATAGCGACCGCCACTACGACCGACTTGACGTTCAACTCCGAACGATTCGACACCGACTCGATGCACTCGACAGTCTCAAATACCGAGCGCCTCACGGCCACGACGGCGGGGGTATACGCCATATTTGCAAATGTCGGGTTCGCGTCGAACACCGTGGGCTATAGGGTGATTGACCTGAAGGTGAACGGCTCCACGATCATCTGCCGGGTCAAGAAAACGCCCACAGCGGCGATGGGGGAAGCGGATTTCATGGCGCAATGCCTGTGGGAATTCAGCGCCGCGGATTACGTGACCTGCAACGTCTACCAGACCAGTGGGGGAGCCTTGAATAGTGTCACCACTGGAAATTTCATACCCGAATTCGGCATGGCGTGGGTCGCTCCAGCAAGTTCATAGGATGTAACATGCAGCAGATCAAGGTAGAAAAGCAAGACGCCGATCCCTCGCAGATCATGGACGCGATTCTGGCGGCGCACTCGACCTGTGCGCGCGTGACGAACGGTGCGGCTGACGAGGATCATCTGCGGGTAGAGGCGACAGCCTCGGAGGTGACTGTCCTCGTGGCCGACGACGAGGACGCAGGTGCGATCGAGGCGCTCGTGCAGGCGCATAAGACGCAGCCGACCCCACCCGACCCACGTATCGCCGTGGTGGACCGGCTGGCAATCGCGCTCAGCTTGGCCGCGAGCGATGCACGCGACCTCAAGAATTTATTCGGGCTTGAATAGATGTCCCGTTGAACGGCGCTGAACGGGACACGATCCGCGAGTTGACGGCGCAGATTTCTGAGTGGCGCGTCTCGGTTGCGCGTGTGGTGGTGCCCCGCGACGAGATCGACCAGCGGGAATCCCGATTGCGTGATCGCATAGCTGGCAGTGAGACGCGA